AAAAAAATACAATCAACAGATCGAGGCTTCTCGATCCAATTTGAAAACGGATACGCAATAAGCGTCGTTACGCATGACATGGCATACTGCACTGATGAAACCGCAGAAATTGCCATATTGAAAGGGGACGAACTAATTGATCCTTCAATAATTGGGGAAGAATGGGGAGATAAAGTTTTGGGTCATGTCAGTGCAGATCGCATTGCCGGGTACATTGCCAAAATTAAATCAATAAAGGAGGACCAATAATGCAGGCAATCATCATGATGCTGCCGGTCTTTTTCCTTCTCTATATTCTCTGGAGATGGGTGGAAATTGGAAACAAAAAACTAGAACAGGAGCGGAAAAATGGACGCAGAGACAATTAGACTTGTATCGGGGGCGATCGTGCTGGTCGCACTCCTAGCACTACAAATAATGAAACGGAAAGGCACGTCATGAACTGGGCAATCTTATTGGCAGCGTTGATAGCGGTGGAATCTTCGGGAGATCCGGATGCCATTGGAGACAATGGGCTCGCGTTCGGATGTTTGCAGCTTCACGCTGCCTACGTGCAGGACGCTGCACAATTTGCTGGGGAAAATTGGACGCATGAAGATGCGTTCAACCCGGTATTGGCCAGGAAAATAGTGCGGGCCTATATGGCTCGCTATGCCACCAAGAAACGACTAGGAAGGGAACCCACATACGAACTGGTCAGTAGAATCCACAACGGTGGCCCTGTGGGCTGGAGGAAACCGGCTACTTTGCCGTATTGGCTAAAGGTGAAGAAAGAACTTGCCAAGAGGGGAATATTCAGCTCTAATTAATACTATGATAAAACAAAGATTGTATGACACGGTCGCCATTGAGATGGACAATCCATCCTTGGCAGACCTAGACGATTACCGCTGGTCTTCCGTCTTCATGAAGGCAATGGGAGCGGGAGACTGGGCTCAAGCTGAAGGCATTGCATACACCATGCCCAGAGAGGCAATGCTGGACACGATGGGTGTCGAGCTGGCCATTTGCCTTGAGCGGTGGCCCAACCTACCGGACGAGTTTGTCTCGCCCGCAAGCAAAATTCTCAAGCGGGTCTTTCGGGCTCGCTTCATTGATAACCAAAACCAAAAAGAAACAATAAGCGCACAAATATTATGAGTACCGAAAAAAGAATAGAAGAAACCCTCCAAATGATAGAGGGAGCACGTGAAGATATTAAAAACAACTGGGGAGACCCAGACGCACGGGAATCAGTGGATATGCAATTGTCCATCGCTGAATCTTGGCTTAGGATACTGCCCAACTTAATATCCTATGACCTGACCGATGCAAAATATCAGGCACAAATCGATGGCATGGATCAAATGTCTGGCTTGTATAGCAACTTGCAAGATCAACTCCACGCGGGGGAGGGCAACCTATCCCGATGAGAGAGTTCACGATAGGAGAACTGAAGGTTTCCATTGACTCAGATGGATACGTTCAGAAGGTGATAGAAGACGGGGAACAAATCATAGACACCCTCAGTCACTCTGAAATCTCTGACCTCAAGGGTCTTGCCAAACAACAGGCACAGGAAGACTACGATGAGGAGCTAACAGTGCCTGAATGGCAAGATTATAACGGTTGCTGATGTCATTCTCAGTTGGAAAGCGGGTGTGGGCAATCCCCATGCCCGCCACAGACAAGCTGGTCCTCTTAGCCCTGGCTCACTATGCCAGCGATGACGGCAAATGCTGGCCGTCTTTGGATAAGTTGGGGAAAGATACCGGCTTACACCCGAAAAGCGTTTCTAGGTGTATCAGGCGACTCAAGAGGGGGAAGCTAATCGAGACCAAGAGACGCACGAACAACAGCAGCGTAATCCTGCTAAAAATATGAGGGCGCTTAGTTCCGACTCGGTAACGCAGAGTTACCCTATCCTAGTCATTACTATTCTAAAGAAAGCTTATGATATATTAGTGTAACCCTAGGTTACTTTCTGACTAGGAATTTACCAAGAATTATTATGAAAGAAGAATGGAAAGATGTTATTGGCTATGAGGGACACTACCGAATATCCAATCAAGGGAGAGTCATGTCACTGAAGTATGGCAAGACTAGGATTATGAAGCTATGTTTCCAAAGGGATGGGTACCTTCAGATTGTTTTGAGTAAAAGTAAAAGGAATAAAAATTTTATTGTTGCTCGCCTTGTGGCCCAGCATTTCCTTCCCGATTGGGACAAGTCCTTGCAAGTGGATCACATCAATGGGGTGAAGACTGAGAACCACGTTGACAATTTAAGGATGGTGACAAACGCCCAAAACTGTAGGAGCTTTCAAAAGAAACCGAAAGGAAAATCGTCTAAATTTCGGGGTGTTTGTTTCAACAAGAAAATCGGAAGTTGGAGGGCTTATTTTGGGGATTCTAATGGGAAACAGAAACACCTCGGATCCTTTGATGATGAAGAGGAGGCGGCGAGAGCCTATGACGCAGCAGCCATAGAGAATGGATACAATCCAGAAGCACTAAATTTTAAATGAAATATGAACCGACATCATCAATGAAGCGTAAAATTGAGGCTGTGTTCACCGCAGTTTCCGATTGGTACGGCATACCACTGGAACAAATATTAAGCAGAAGGAGGGATGCACACACCGCAGAAGCACGGTTTGTTGCAATCCATCTATCCGGTAAAATACCCATGGCTTCATGGCCCACCATTGCTTGGTATGCAGACAGACATCACTTGTCCTGCATCTACGCAAACAAACAGGTGATGGAGTGGAAAGATACAGACTCTCAGTTTGCACAAAGACTTGCCGGAGCGACAGAATCCGTCGATCCATTAATAAAAATCACCGATAAACCTAAAAAAATATGACAATGAACAAAAAAACTAAACAGCAGTTGACAGAAAACAATCCATCGGACAGGGATCTTGCCCTTGTCAGATATAAAAACAGAAAAGAGAGACGAGGTAGGCCACGCAAATGGATGCCAGGGGACAGGGTGAGGTTGCAGACAACTATCACTCCCAAAACTCACGATCTACTACACAAGCTGGCCGATGAGAACCATTGCTGCACTGGAGTTATAATTGATTGGATGTTAAAACCTGAGCCAAGACATGAGAATGAACCTTTGCATATTAAAATATGAAGACACCCGACGAGATAAAAAGGGAACTCAGTTCCAAAATTGATAGGCTCATGGCAGAAATGTTTCCCGGCGCAAAGCGGGAAGCGGGTGGTCGGTATGTCATGGCCGACTTGCGGGGCGATGCCGAGGGCAGATCTTGCAATGTATTCAAGGCAAAGAATTCCTCTGTCTACGTTGCCAAGGATCACCAGACTGGGGAGAGTTGCAACATCCTAGAACTGTGCCACCGCAAGCTAGGAGGATCGTTCTCAGAGACGATGAGGTGGGCTCTCAAATTCTGTGGGTTTGAGCAAATCAGAACTGTCAAGACAGAGGATAGGGTGGAGGTTCAATCTGTTCCTGACACTGCTCTTAGGGGCAGCGAGGTGCACCGCTACATGGTGGAGAAACGAGGGATAAACGAACGCACTCTTGGTAAGTTCAACATCTTCCACCACGAGCAGAAGGGTGGACACTGGTGGGGAACTCCCCTCTATGATACTGAAGGCCGTTGCCGGATGCTCAAGTACACTTGTGTTACTAGGATTGGAAACAAGAAACAAATCTACAGCACCCAGCCAGTGTTTGCCACGCCTTTTGGTTTGCACTTAGTGGGGGAGGATGACCGAGAACTAATAATCTGCGAGGGTGAGATTGATTGTATGAGTCTGCACCAGATACAGAAGGAGAGCAACATTCCAGTCATTGCTGTCCCCTCAGCTAGCAACCACGGGTGGATTGAGAACTGCTTTGAGATGCTGACTAGGATGGAACGCATATACGTTGCGAGCGACATGGATGACGCAGGTCAGCAGATGTTTATCAAGCTCTCTCAGAGGCTATCAGCGGATCGCTGTTATCGGATTGAGATACCGGAGCCACACAATGATGTGAACGATTGGCTCGTCAAGGATCACCCCACTGAGGAAGACCTGAAGGCCTTGATGGACAGTGCCAAAGGCAACGAGCCAGAGGCTTTGGTTCGGCCCAACGATTTTGTGTTGCAGATGCAGGATTGTGTCACCCAACAAGAGAGGGAGAGGGAATGGAAGAACTGGTGCTTCCAAGATATGCCCCTGTCATTACGGGAGAGCGAGCTGTTCACCATCATAGGTATCCCCGGATCGGGTAAGAGTCAGATAGCATACCAGCTACTGCTCCACCTAGCCAGCACTGGCACTAAGTGCATGGCCGTATCCTTTGAGGTTCCCATTGAGAACATGATGCTCCAACTAGGAACACAACTCCTTGGAGAGGAACCCAAGCATGAGCAGTGTGCTCAAGTTGCAGATGAACTGGGAGAGAACATCTACTTCATAGACGATACCAACTTCCGAGACTGTGGAAACAACTGGGAAGGACTGAAGGCAGAGATTATTTTAGCCAAACAAAAGTATGGGATTAACACCATTCTAATAGACTCCTTTTCTTACCTTGCACCCAAGCTTGACTTTGAACAGCAAGGTCTTATCAGTAAAGACCTAGCTAGGACAGCGGTTAAACATCAGCTTTCCATTGTCCTGATAGCTCACGCCGATGCAAAAAGTAAAGAGAACGGGGGTACTAAGTATGCCCCTACAAGCCCCGGATCTATTTTGGGAAGCCAAGAACTGTCTCAGGCTAGCCACACCATTTGCTCAATGCACCGCAACACCGCTAAGGAGTTGGCAATGTCCAACGGAAGTGCAGAAGAGCAGGACAAATTTAAAAAGCAGGGAGATGCAGTGTTCACCGTCTTCAAGCAACGCAACAGCGGGGTCAACTTTAGCCGCGACCTTTGGTTTGATACCAAAACCCGGCTATTCCAAACAACTCCAATCTCTACCCTCTCACCTGAGGATGAGTATTGGTACAACGTAGACTAAAATATGTCACAAATAAAAACAATAAAAACAGTACGTCTCATGGGAGACGAACCAAGAAGCACACCTAACGGGGATCTCTGGGGGTTCTGGTTAGAATTTGACGATGGCACAAAAGGAGTTGCCAACGGCAAAAGCAAAGCCCCTCGTTGGGCAGAGGTGGGAGCCACAGTAGAGGCAACCGACTCAACATACAAGACCCCGAAGGGTCACACTAAATGGAAAATCTCAATACCAAGAGAGATTCCACAGGACAGTCAAGGGTACACCGGGCATCAGTCAAAGGATGGAACCGAGACGTTCTACAAACGACCGAACTACTCCAACAATGGCAGTAGCGGAGTAGACAAGGGAAGAGAGATTGCCATTCAAGCTTGCATCAACCAAGCAAGCCAAGTGGCGGCTCAAGACAGCACGTTTAAAAGCGGTGGATACAATGAGCAATTCAAATACATTGTATTCTCCATCGCAAAGGACTTGCTGGAAGTGAGGGAAGCTATCCAAGAGGGCCGAGATTTGGTTCAGGAGGAAGGAGCACCTTTCTAATTAAACTGCGGGGGCTCCGGCCCCCGCTTTATATTATGCCCCACTTTTATGAAATCAAAAAAGACTCAGGCTTCCTCCGGGATGACCTGTCCACTCCCTTCCAAGCAAGGAGGGAGGCCAATAACAGTGGAAAAATAATCGTTGCTAGCGTCACCGAAAAGCTGAAGGTTTTTCCTGATCCATTCTTTGAGACTTGGAGAACCAAAAAAGCAATAGAACTCAGCAAGGAACACCCGCATCTCAGTGAGGAGAAAATCATGGAGATGATGTGGGGAATGAGGGTTCACCCGAAGACGGGTGAGGAAGTGACGTCATCTTCTTGGGGGACTGAATGTCACAAGCATTTAGAAACCACCATTTGCGGGGGTCAGTGTCCCCCATCTTGGGAACCATTTGTAATGCCATTTATTGAATGGGCGGAATGCGAACAATTAGAAGTGGTCGATGTTGAGGGTGTGATTTCCAACAGCGACAAGGAATTTAATACGGCAGGAACGATTGACCTATTGGCCGTACACAATGGAAAGCTTTCCTTGTTTGACTACAAGACGAGGGAGGTGGCAGAGCATCAGGACATTACTCGCAAAGGATTCCACAAAGATTGTATGCAACTAGCTTCGGAATCTAGGATGGTAAAGATTGCTAGTTACCTAGACTATGACCCGCCAATCCACACCGTCATAATCAACACCAACAACGGTGACACCCATGTCAAGAAGTGGACTGAGCAGGCACAGACCAAGGCACTGGATGATGCTATAAGTTGCTTCATGTTCTATGACTTGGTGAACAAAATGAGATGAAGGTTTGGACTGAAGCTAGACTAAGATCTTTTATTATGTCCTGCGTTAGATCGGGGACTAGGCGATGGGCTCCCAAATATCAGACTCTCAATGACGCATTTGTAGAGAGTCAGAAGAACCCCAAGACTGGCAGGATGCGGAAGATGTACCGCTGTGCTATTACCAAGGAGCTTTTCCCTGCAAAGGATATGCAGGTCGATCACATCGAGCCGGTAATCCCCGAAAAGTGGGGACGCAAAACCAAGTGGCTTGGATACAATTGGAACGAGCTTCTTCCTAGATTGTTCTGCGGTAAAGAAAACCTACAGGCAGTCAGCAAAGAAGCACACAAGGCCAAGACAAAAGAAGAGAACTCTAGGAGAAAAAAGAAATGAACGACAATGAAAGATTTAAAAAGCACCTAGCCAAAAGTCACGGGCCAGTATGGAAAATTGCAAACCACATCAGCTTGATGGGTTATCCAGTAAACATACCACCAACATTCGTTGCTCCATCACATGAAGAGTGGGAGGAGTTTGCAGATGACGGGGACTTGTATGTTGGTCAAAGGATTGAAGTGAAAAAGCTAGGGGTTGATTTTACCAGCAGAGCAGACTGGCCCTTCGGTTCTAAGTTTATTGTGTGTGCCAAGCATTCATTTGACAGAGCAAAGCCAAGGCCATATAGGTATTTTTATTTAAACAAAAAGGAAACCCATGCAGCAATTGTGAAGGGAAGCTCACACAAGAGCTGGTATTGTGAAACTAAAAAAGACTCACGCTATGAAGATATGGTGCAGGATTGCTATATGTGCCCATTGCACTTGGTTAAATTTGTAGAGCTATGATATTCCGATCAGATCCTCAGCACAAAGTTGTCGTTCTCCCCAAGAACAGTGACGAGAGAAAGAAGTGGCCCATATATTCAGGCGTACTATCCCCTTTTCCAAATGCAATTGCAGCAGTGGCACGGCAATCTTATGCTGGCAACGAGAAGCATTGTGATCCTCTCAAACCTTTGTACTGGGAGTTTGATAAATCCAACGATCACCAAGACTGCCTCATGCGTCATCTAATTGAAGAAGACTATGTTGCTGTTGCTTGGAGAGCTTTAGCTCTCCTTGAAACCAAAATCCAAAAACAAAATAATAATGGACCTAGATAAACTAAAACAAGACTACTCCAACTACCTGATCAACACAGCAACGATAGACCAAGTGAAAGATTTACTAACTTCTTCGTTGACTGTTGTCGGATGTGCCAATGTTCTAAAAGCACAAGCTGCAAAAGCCATCGACGAGATGAGTGAGGAGCAGCGTGAAAAACTAGACGATCAGCTAAATCCTGAAGAGGAAGAAAATTTAGACGGTAATCCAGACGAGTAATCTCTGGAAATGGTGTTTTATCTTTTTTCACCTTTCATTAAACCCGTCGGGGCCGAGGTTATTCTCGGCCTTTATTTTTTAGTAGGAGGCGAGTGAACCTCTAAGTCGCATGGCCTTTAACACATCATCAGTAATGATGCCCTTCCTGCGATACTCGTTAATCAAAACTGAGTTGGTTGCACCTACACCAAGAACATTCATCAGCATTTCAGCCCTTTCGGAAACCCCCAAACTGAGTAAGCTTCTGTCAAACTCGCTGATGTTTCTTCTGGAATAGGTTTGTTCCTGCCTGAGCTTGGACAGGAGAGCCTTGCGTACTTTTATATTGCCCTTGGTATTGGCAAAGATGTTTCTCCTTGTCTCTGCAAACGTGCTTCCTTCAATCATCTCATATTGATCGGAAAGTGTAGTAGCTTTGACGTAATCAATTGGCTTAGTTTTGTTCTGAGATATTTGAATTATGTCCGAGTTGGATACGTTGCTATCCTTGAATGTTTTGATAGCTTCATCATCACTAAGACCAAGAGTTTTCAGGGAATCATAGACCGTCATCAACTTATCCATTGATGCGTCCCTGTTTTTGTTAGCTTGCTGGTAAGCTCTTTGCCTTACGTCTTCGGGAGTGTTCTCATCCAAATTGTTGTAGCGACTTTTAATAAGTCTCATGTTTTGATTGGATGGATTAATTTTATACCTTGTGTTATCTTTTACGTTGAATGACGTTTGCCGAATACCCATCAGTCTTAGAGCAAGTTGATTCTCTGTGTAGTCTCCGGTTCCATTCAATGTTTCCACCCACTTATCAAGTTCACCAACAGCACTTGGGGTAAACAACTCTTTAAGTAAATAAGATGAACGATCATAGAGCTTACCAAGGCCGTCCTCTTTTAAAGTGATTGGCCTACCATACTCATCTTGGTTTCTGGTTACATCACCAAGACCTTGAAAAACAAAAGAACCCTTTCCAATAAACCTGTCAGCTAAAATAGCTGAAACCTCTTTAATGCTATTGACCGTACCCTTACCACTAAAGGCCGCATTAGCAATAGAATTGAACTCAGAGAACGGGTTTATATAGGAAGCATTTATATATGTTCCAGATCTTCCATCTGGGTTCATATTTATAATCAAGTCCTTGTCCCTGTCATAGTCTGGTATAACAGTGTTCTTGAGTGCCTCCATCTTTTCGGAGTCAACTCCGTTTGATTCATTGTAGCTTTTTACTGAGTAACCAAATCCGGCAGATAGAGCCCCCAACATAGTTGAACGAAGAGCAAATTCTTTTCTCATCGCAGACCTATTGGCATTTGACAAAAGTTCTTGGCTCAGTCCCAAGTCATCTCCAAATGTGCCTCTAAGCATTTTGGACATGGTTCTAACATTATTAAACAGATTGCGATAAAGCTCTCCAGTGAAAGCTGCAAACGGAGGAACTATACCAACGGAAGAAGCCCACCTAAAAGTTTTGCTAAGCTTGTTGTAGTTTTGGTAAGTGTCATTTGTCAGGAAAGCTGCCCCTCTTTCAATCTCTTCAAGATATTTACTGTCGGACATACCTGATGGCTTGGGAAAAATCTTCTTCATTTTTCTCATGTTGCCCTTCCAAACAACATAACGATAAGCGTTGTCCGTAACTTGGTATCCCTTACTGAGAGGATCAAACACCTTGTTAGCAAACTGTCCCATCCTGCCATCACCCAAAGCTCTTACGGTATCAGCGGTGGAAACATCTGCCCCCATCATTCCGTACCTACGCATCTTACCTACGTCATCCAAAAGCAACTGCATCTCCTTTGACTTAAGCCCAACTCTGGATGCTTTTGAAACGGCTCTTCCAATCGGTTCAGCCACTCCTTGAATGTCTCCAAATTCATCAAGGCCCATTCTGATTCCTTTAAACAAATCCGTCCCAATTAGGTTAAAGTTTCCAGAGGCCAGAGCTGCAACGGCTCCACCCATAGCGTTGGTTGAGTAAGCTATTGGACTAGCTATAACCTTGACAGCCTTACTTGCACCAACACCCACTCCATATAAATCTTTTAAAGCCTTAGCAAATCCGTTGGTTGAATCTTGTGCTACACCAGAAATGCTTTTAGCAAGTCCAGAATGGGAAATTTCCATTATAGCATCAGCTACTTCTTCGGGAGCTGATATTTGTACATTTCCGCCAAACAGGTTTATTTTTTTAGCATTATTAAATGGGATTCTAGGAATATCCTGAGTCTTTCCATCTATAGAAAGTATATTTATTTTCCCTTGCTGTTGAAGATCTCTTAATAATATTTCTTGACTCCTAAATCCAGCAATACGCTTTGCCAGCTTGCTGATTGTGCCAAACATTTGTTCGGCTGTATCCGCTTTACCTGTAAGGGGATTAACAAGTTCTCCGCCAAGAAACTCAACTAGTTCATCTGGAAGGGATTCCTTTCTGCTGAGAAGAACATCACTTGTTCTAAATTCTTCTACTGCTCCCTTGTTCTCGTTGACCAATGAAACTCTTGATTTAGGATTTGCTGATCTAGTTAAATATTTTTTGTTTATATATTCCTCTATCGCTTCCCTCTTCTTTTGGAGTATTCTTCCCGGACTTGTTATCTTGTCACCGTTTGACTCAAAATATTCTTTGTTCTTAAAAGACTTATCTCTCTTTAAAATCCAGTTAATAAGCTTTTCCTTAGACTCTTTACTAGGAACATAATTAGCATCTTCAAACAATCTATACTCTGTTGCTAGATAGTTTTGAAACCTCATTGAGTCAATGATGCTACTTTTGTTGGACATATCCCCTCCGGATTCTTCAAGCATTGCACGTATAGCCAACGAGTCTTCCTTACCAACAAAACCGTCCATAGTTTTGGGATCTACAAACTCAAGAAGTTCAGACTGTAGTCTTGATCTAGTTACTTTCCACTGGTCAAGGTCACCCTTGAGGTATTCTAGGTAATCGGGAAGCTTGGCTTTTCTTACAAAATCTCCACCCATAGATGAACCAGCCCTATGTCTAAGCTGCTCTGCACCCCCTCTTCCTACAGCCTCTTCAACAAACTCTCCAGCTTCATGTGGTGACGTAACATATTTCCTTATGTCATCCATAACAGTTGAGTCTGGATTTCTTTGAAGTTCTGCCTTTACCTTCTGACGAATGTTGTTTCCCAACTTTTCAGACTCAGTAACAACGCCTTGAATTTCATCAATTCTGTTGTTAAGTTCTCTGCCTAAAACCCTAGAAGGAGCAAACGCATTTAATGCCTTTATGAAAATATTTGACTGAGGTACATCAGCTCCAGATACGGGGTCCCTTGCATAAATAAGAGCCTTCAAAGCTGCCTCACTAAGAACTCCATTCTTTGCTTGAGATAAAATTTCGTTGAACTGTTTATCTAGTTCTTTTTCAGAACCAGCTACTGAAGATGGAAGTAACGCACGTTGTCCCGGAATTACATTGGTGGCAGATCTTTCATCAAATCCCATTCCTAGTTCTTCAAGTAATTTTCTTTTCCTTGGAACACTCATTGTAGACCAACTTTCTGTCAGCCCTTTTACTACCTGAATAGAAGCCTCATCTAAATTTTTACCAAGAGACTTCTGCATTGAGTTACCTAATATACCTCCGAATAAACTACCAAAAGCTGCACCACCTGCACCATACTGAAGCACTTCATCAAGGGATGGAAGATCTCCATCATTTATCAAATTCTCTACAGTAATTTCAGAAACGCCAAGAGCTGATCCACGGAAAGCTTCACGCCTTATTGCACCAGAGATGGTCTTGGACCCATACCGATTCAACCCCTTTGCAGCACTATCTAAAAGCTTTGTAACCTTACCCGCCTTACTTGCTGCCTTTATACCAGCAGCACCGGGAAGCAAGTTGACCAAACCAGCGGCAAACGCCCTTCCAAAATTGAACGGCTCATCGTTTATTTTTTGGTTGGCTACACTTCCAGCAAAGCCACCAGAAAAAGCTATTGGTATATAGCCAATACCTGTAGCTGCACCAAGAGCTTGAGAGGTTCCAGCAATGCCCACTTCGGCACCGAGGCCACCAAGCATTGATCCAACACTTGAATCCGATGGATCATTTGCTAGTTCTTCTTCCTCTTTTTGTCTTAGATAATCAGGTCCTAGTGGGTGATACCTCATACAACAATATTGTTAGGCTTTACATTAGCCACTAATTATACGGATTGTAGCCCTTCCCGGCTTCACTGTCTTGAGCCCTCAGCTGATTTTTTAGAAAACCTCCAGTTGCCCTGCCTGCTTCATTTATAAAACTTCCAGCTGCCTTGCCTGCGTTAACGAGGTCTTCCTTGAAAAAATTTATAATTGGTTGATCTCCCTGAAGAATTTGATCTCGTGTAAACCCCATTTGTGGGACTTTGTTAAAATTTCCATCGGGAGGCAGGGCATCAAGACCTAAGGCTGCTGCATCGGCATTAGCCTGAGCTAATCTATATGGTAGCTCGATGTTTGGATTGAAACTTCTGCCCTCAAAGGCTGCTTGTCCTGCGGCCCGATCCTCATAACCCTTTTGCATTTTTACATACTCTTCAATTCTTGGATCATTGGGATCGGAAGCTCCAAGATTCTTTATATATACATCTAAAATTTGTGCAGACTCTACAGGACTTTTGGCATTAAAATCATCGGGATTCACACCCATCTCTGCGGCTAACTGATTTATACTAGCGGGGTTTAATGCACCCGGATAAAGTTCTGAATCCTGCATCGTTCTTATCTCAGATGCCTCTGCCAGATTTCTGGCACCCAAAGACCTATAGTATTCAGTCTGTGCTTCTATAAGGGGTTTCCTAGAGTCTATTTCTTTAACATCTAAATCATACTTTTCCCTTCGGTCAGCCGCTCGGTCATCAATTTCTTTAAGTCTAATTGTCTTGGCATTATCACTTAGTTTTTCGTCTTTTGCTATTTTTTCACGTTGCATTGCAATTTGGGCCAAGTCTTTTTCCAACTGTGACTCCAACGCTTCTTGTTGACGAAGTGCTTGTGCTTGCAGAAACTCATTACGCTCTTTCTCAAGTGTAACTTTAGCATCCTCCCTTTTAGCTTCTCTCTCAGCGTTGGAAATTTCTGTTTGAAGCTTGGTTTCCTGTAAGGTGTCTGAAATAAATTCTTTTATTTTCTTATTGGAAACCTTTTTGCCCTTCATGTTTTCCCTGAATTTTTGGGGGCTAAATTTAGGGTCCTCATCTCCTTTAAAGCTTCCAGCAAGAGCTTCTGCCATTACCTTGTCATCGCGGTTATCTTTGAAGTCTTTGATGACACCAGCAATGGACCCGCCAATGTTGGCATACATCTGTCCCGTTGCCGCTCCAGCTTGTGAGAGTGCCTGTATTGCCGCAGGGTTTACGGCCCCCAATCGGGGGTCAACTGTGCTACCTAATATTGCCATAATTTTCCCTATCTATTTGTAATGCTTCTTTACTATTGAGGTCATCCACTTTCGGATGAAAGACTTAATAAATGGTTTGTTGCTAATAAACTCAGCAAACCGCTCACCATGCTTGATGTAAATTTTGCGGAACCAAGAAGGAGCTTCATCCAGAAGCCAACCTCTGAACAATAACCACATTGGATTGTTTTGTCCATAAACCTCTCTAGCTACCCAACAACCAAATAAACTACCAATGCCTTGGAATAATCCAGCTCTGGTCTGAGCCGTTCCAGCCATTGCTCCAGCATCTAGAGCTGTCTGATTAGCCTGTTGCTGTAGAGCCATATTAACACCCATCATTGGATCGGTTGCTTGTGGTGTGGTGCCATACTGAGCTTGTTGCTGACCCATACCAAGAACTTGCAGTCCTTCAGCTTGAGAAGCAGGGCGACCAAAGAACGCTCCAATGTCTGGACCCATAGCCCTTTGCATTTGAAATGCTTGACCTAAACGCCTGTCGTCTTGTCCAGCCAATGCTTGCTGTTGGGCAAATCGCTGTTGTTCAAGACCAGCTTGTTGACCAAATAAACTAGCCAATGCCGCATCTCTCTGAGCCTGTTGCTGAAACTGTTGCTGCTCAATTCCAGCTTGTTGTGCAAATTCTTGTCCAGCAAGACGAGCCTCTTGTCCCGCAAAAGCTGCTTGTTGACCAGCAAGACCTGCTTGCTGCCCTATAACCTGAGCTCGCATTGCATCCTGTTGAGCCTGCTGCTGTGCAAAACGAGCTGCCTCTTGTGCTCCAACACCAAACTCCCTAAGCTGCTGTTGTCTTCCAGCCATTTCTGAAGCAAACCCAGCTTGAGCAATGTCTTGGGCCAGTCCGGTTCCTTGTAGCTGTTGACCCATGCGAGCCTGCTCTAGTCCACCAGCAGCCTGCAAAGCTTGCTGCTGCAAGCCAGCTTGCTGGGCCTGTAAACCAGCAGCGGTGCTGGTTGCACCAACGCCCATTTGCTGCATGGCCCTCTGTTCAGCCAAACGCTGTTGAGCCAATGCTTCGGTTTGTCCTGCAAACTGACCACCCATTCCCATACGTTGCATTTCCTCGGCTGTCCTAGCCTGTTGCATAGCCTGTTGCTGACCAAGAAGCTGCTGTGCAGCCATAAGGTCTTGGGCTTCATCAGCTCTGCGAGCCTCAGACAATCTACCAGCAACACCAGCCGCAGTAGAAGTGTCCCTAACCCTGCCTTGACGTTGACCCAACGCAAGGGCTTCCTGCTCTATTTGTCTTTGCTGTGTAGGAGAAAGTGTTCCTGCACTTTCAATTAAACCACCAATACGTTGCTGAAGAGCCTGCTCTTCGGGAGAGGCTCCAGCAGCTTGAAATCCTAGTTGCTGTAAAGCCTGCTGTTGTAACGCTTGCTCCACATCCGAAGCTGCACGTTGATCAGCACCTAAAGCTTGCTGTCCAAACCGACTAAGAGCTTGAGCATCTGCTGAGGCTGGCCTTGCAGCGGCTTGAAGCAAACGCTGCTCTGCTACACCAGCTTGTGGTCCTG